GAATAACCAAATAATTGCGTCATTCCTTTTTTCCGCTACTATTATATTTTTATTTATTATACCACAGATTAGGTAAAAAATCTATAGCTTATTTGTCCTTACCGTGTCCTAAGTTTGTATCTCCTGCATAAGTCCAGTATTGTACTTGGAATTCAACGGTATACTCCTCAGGAGTATCGTTGCTATCCCATGCTAAATCAATAGCAGATACGTTACTAGGCCATATCTGAGCAAACTTGTAAGACCTTACAGGATTACCTTGACGGTCAAACTGTCTGACAAGAGCGTCAGCACAGTAACCAGCTGGGTTTGATGTATTCTGTAAGTTTTGCTGTAGTGCTTGGATGTTTGTTGACCATGCTTCAAACTTAGAGCGAAGTGCAAATCCTGCATCATTAAGGACTGTAACTGTCCATGGCTCGAATGTGCGGTCTCCTGCAATTTTTAAAACACGACCTCTGTAAGGGACGTCAATTACACCGACTGTTGAGGCAGGAATGTTTGCTGCCTTTGCAAGCACAGTTGTGATACCAGCTGTGACTGCATTTGATTGTCCCTGTGTGTCTCCAGTTCCCGCTAGTGCTTGCTCAACATCTGCAACTGAGCCAGGCTCACCACCGATGAATGGATTTTGAGATGCTATCTCGGGAAAACCCATTTCAATATGAAACAGATTAGGACGTGCCAAGTCACCGATTCTATTTCGGAAATCGGTTATAGGCAAACTAGAAAATTGTTTAGACATTAGTTAGATGCTCCTAGAATTAATTAACGATTTCAGAGAAACTAGAACCAGTCCTAGTTGCGGTGAATGTTAGAGTGATAAAGTTGATTGACCTTGTAGGCTTCACGAAGATTTCAGCGAAGAATTCACCTCTATCTATAGCCTCAGGTGGGTTGTTTGAGTCATCACAGACAACTAAGAAGTCCACGACACCGCGCCTTGACTGGACGGAGCGAAGGAATGGCTCAACTATGTTTTTGAATTGTTGGCGAGTAAACTCATCGTTTAATTCAAATAGTTGATTCTTAGCAGCATCAGAGATTGCTTCCTCAATCACAAGGAATAGACGTCTGACGTTGATTCTATCAAAGGCAGATGTATATCCAAGTGCAGTCTTATCTCCGAAGAGGATAATTCCTTCACCTGGGAATGCTACTATTGGGTTAACCCTTGCAGCATATAGTCTGTCTCTATGGTCTTTTAGAGGAGAGTAAGCAAGTTTAATTGCGTTAAGAATATTTCCTCTGTTGAATCCTGCAGGAGAGAACCATGGCTCTTGATTAAGAGTTGTGCTTAATACAAGTCCTGCCATGTCACCGTTGCATGGAATGTAACGATATACATCGTTATACTTGTCGTAGATATACTTGTAGTTGTTATCAAATACAGCGTAAGATGTAGAAGATAACTGGTCGAAGAAATCTATAGTCTTAGTAACAATGTCTGCAGTGCTTGGTTGACCTATAACATCACCTCTATGTGGAGAGATAAATGCCATGCAGTCTTTTCTTGCTGCAGCGATTGAAATAACATGCTGTGCCTTTGCTATTGTTTCACCAACAGATGACATGCTAGACCCCATAAGGATGTAGTCTAGGTCAATAGTCTCAGCATCATTAAACAATGTATATGCTGCAAGTGTTTCTGGACGTGCGATAGAATATCCATCGACTCCACCTTGTAGTGCATATCTAATTGTTGCTTGATTTTTTGTGCCTAGTAAAGGTTTTGCTTGAGGGTTAGTGCCTGTTGGGTCATCTAAATCATTGATTGATACAGAAGACTTGATAAGGTCAAACTCTCTGTTGATACCTGATAGACCAAAACCACCAGATGCATTTACATCTTTGTCATAAACTTCTCCTGTTTCATGACTACCCCAAAGAAGGTATTGTGATTTTGCTTTAACTACATCTTTATAATAGATGTTATCACCTTGAGGTGACTTAGCATCGGATGCTTTAGAAACATCTGTAAACTTCTCAACAACTGAGCCAGGTGTGCCTGTTAGCAATCCATCTCCATCAATAACCAAAATGTGCATTAGGTCATTGTGTCCGCCTCTTTCTGCAACCCATGCAGATGTTGTAGGACGTGCAGCAATGTTTTTCCACATTGTGTTTAGTCCGTAACTACGTGTTGCGTAGTCTGACTCAACGTTAGCGATAGAGATTGTTGCAGCGTTTTTGTCTACAACAGTCTGGTTTGGTTGGAAGTTAGGTGATAGTGGGTTAAGTGAAACACGTAACTGACGTGAAACTCCTGATACAACACCACTGTCTCCTGTAGCAGAGCCAGGTGTGTTAGAGTTGTTTGCCAATTCAGTGATTGTATCTCCTACCTCGATGATATCAGATGCAGTATCATCGATAGTTAATTCTAACTTACGAGTATCAGCATCCCATGCAACAACGCGACCAGTAACACCACCAGATACAGCAGTGATAAAGTTGTCTTTCTCAAATGCACCTACAAGAGTAGCACCCGCGTCGAAAGTAACAATCACTGTGTAAGAGTAAACCTTACCGTAGATGTTTGCGGAAGAGAATGATAAGTCAGCGTTATTTGTGAATTCCCATTCAGTTGCTGTTGGGTCTGCTAGGTATAAGACTTGGTCAGCACCCGCGTCTGTCATTACAACACGTAATGAGTTAGCGAATTTTCCTGCAGTCCTTCCTGCCCATTTCCAGTTGTTAGATGCAGTCTCAACACTTGCCTCATACTCAGTCATAGACTTGATTAGAGGTGGTGTAATACCAGTTGATGTTTGCTCGTTTATTTCTGTCTTTGCAGCAGTTACAGTTTGAAGTGTAACAGTTGACCCATCAGTGTGTGCAGCAGCAGTAGAACCTAATACTCCGCGCTCAACTGTGAGGTTGTCCCCAGCTACACCAGAGATTCTTAAAAACTCATCGTCAATTCTGATGTATGAGTTTGTGCTTCCTGCAAGTGCAGTAGCAGAAGTAACTGTTAGTGTAGTGTCAGAATCCGTAAATGTAGACCCTTCGTTGATTGTGGAAGATGTGCCTGCGGCTTCGATTAGAGTGATTTGTGATTTTGCAGCGTGTGATGCGGCTGATGTCTGTAACTGTCCTCTGCTGACTACTACGTCTAGACCAGAAACAGATTGGACTACCATCAATTCAGCGTCGATGAATAATACATCGCTTACATCGAAGTCAGTTGCTGACTCAACAGTAAGTGTTGTATCTGTTGCGCTAAAAGATGTGATAGTGAATTGTGCAGTATCAATCGCATTCTTTAATGCTGAGTTGTCTGCTCTTACTACTTTAAGTGTCCCGCCATATAGCAAGAATTGTGCTGCAGTAAACCAGTATTCAAAGTTTAAGTCATTTGGTTTTCCAAATGTTGCAAGCAATTCCTTCTCACTTGTAATAGTTGTTATGTCTTCGACAGGACCTTTCTCGAATGCACCTACTATAGCACCGACGTTATCAACCGTCGCGTTAACTACATTGGTGAGGTCTCTCTCTAATACGGCAACTCCTGGGGAAAGTTGTGTTGATGCCATTAGATAATCTCCTATGGGATTCCATTTACAATGCTGAAATTATTTATAGAAAGGCATCTTTTCACTGGGGAAACAAGACGTGAATTACCAATCAGGGTAGTCACCGTAAGGTTTTTTACGTTTACGTTTACGTTTTACTCTCCATATAGTACATGATTTACACTCATAAGCATAGGCAGATGGGTTAGACCCTCTATCTTTTCTAGTCTTATAGAAATCATTTCGCAGATTTTTCTCTTGACCACATATACGACATCTTCTATCAACAAACAGGAGATTGTCTAACTCAAACTCCTCTTCTATACTCATCTGTAGTCCCACATATAACTACGGTCACCATACTCATCTGTATTCCAGTCTCTATTAGATTCCCATCTATCTCCTTCAGAGTCAACAAATGTTTCATCATCTAAACCATCACTAACAAATCCAAACGGAGCCATGTCTGCCTCTATTGCATCTTTTTGCTCTTGATACATGCGTGCTCTGACATCACTATCGTGTAACTCTCTGAAATAATCTGATGTTGCTAACCAACTAAAGATAACAAGACACATAGCAAGGTCATCATTACATCCTTCTTCTGCCTCCCATGCCTGTCCTTTCTGTATAAAGGTAGTTAATTCTGTAATGATATCAAAGTCTGTGAATACAAGTTTATCATCTTCAATCAACTGTTTCATGTTTGCACACCCTGTCTTCTTAACAGTAGTTGACATCTTGACACCTAATTGCACCTTACTACCAGAGAATCCCTGACCTACAACCTGTCCTGCTCTACCTCTCATGGAGCACATCAGTAAATTATCATACTCCAAATCAAACTGCATGATGTCTGCTACCTGTCCACCTATATCATTTACTTCTATTAATGTATACGCATGATTATACTGTGTGCATACCTGATGAATTATATTTGGAAACAAAAGCGGTTTAATTTTATTGTTTCTGTATTTTGCTACTAACTTATACGGTATATCTGTAGTATCAATGATAGTAAATGCGGAATAGTCTTTAGTAATACCGCGTGCTACGTCAACTGTGCAAACATAATCATGTCCTTCTATAGGTTCTTCAAATATATCCAGTCCTGCACTAGATGTAAGCGGGTCGTCGTATGGAAGTATCTTTAACTTACTAGATGTAATCAGTGTATTAACTGACCCTAAGAATTCACATTCAAACTCTTGGTTGAATTGCTCCTCAGATGTATTCTTTATAGTCTGCTCTTTCCATGCTGCATCTCGGCCAGGTACTTGTGACCAATGCACTTCCGTAGTAGTATACTCATTCTTTCCTTTCTCCGCATCATGCCAGAGTTTATAAAACATATTCATACCCTTAGGGGTAGAGATGATTATAACCTTAGTAGACTTACCTGAGGATATAGTTGGATAGACAGAGCTAAAAAACTCATCAGCAATATGAGTCGGAATAAAGGCGAATTCATCGAGAAATATAATATTAAACGACATACCCCTGACAGCAGAAGCGGAAGTAGAAGCAGCCATGATTTTACTGCCGTTCTCAAGTTCCAGAGAGCCTCTGTTCCAGTTGACGACTCCTTGTTGCATCCAGTTTGGGAGGTTTTCATATGACAGTTGTAATCTTTGTAGCATTTCTCTTGCAGTCGCTGCTTTGTTAGCAAGGATTGCAACGTTGACATTATCATTAAACAGCGTATACCATAACAGATAGGCAGTAACAACTGTTGACTTACCTGACTGTCTTGGTAGTTTTGCTATATTAAATCTATGGGCATGAAATCTTTCGACCATATCTTCTTGGAAGTCATATAGGTCAAAAGGGACTAAACCTTTATCTAGTGAGATAATCTTGATGTAGTGTGTTATGAAGTAAACAGGGTCTTGACTACACTTAATGAATTCTTCGACTTGCTCGTCAGTAAAATTCTGTGCTATATTAGCACGCTTAAGGTTGGGATTACCTAGATATATTTCGTTTTGTGCCATCTAGGGTTTATCAAATAGTATGTTGTTTATATATTTATCCGCCCACTCTTCGCTAAACCATTGACTAAGCACTGCTTTTGTCTTCTTATTCTTTCTCTGTGATGTAGAATACCAACACTGGTCATCTAATCTTAACATAATACTAACCCAATCATCAGACCATTTTGCTGTTTGCACTTCTGTGCTGTATATCCTGAGATACTCGAGAACTACCTGATAGAATTTGTCTTGCTCCTCTTGAGTTTTTAGTCTTGCAAACTTACAGTATGGTGAGAATATCTCACCCCATTCGGGTAGTTGACGATTATCTTTAAATTGAATTTCTTTACTGATGGGTGATAACTTGTCACTCCAATCCACACCTTCCACAGGTGATATATCTACTATGGCAGCAGTAACCCCTGCAGGAGTTTGTATTATATCTGCACCAAATATAGGTAGATAGTATGCAGGGTCTGGCCAAAAGACACAGTGGACGATTTGTATTTTATCTGTTTCTGCTGTCTCTAAATGAATTCTTCTTAGTCCTTTAGACTTCCACATTTCATTCTTAATAACAACTTTCTCATGTGTTATTAAATCATGCAGAGTAGTTATTTGCTCTAACTCTGGAAAGTCTGCGATACTACATCTAATTAGATTAGCAAGGTCATCACGTACGCTTGGAAAGAGCATAACCAATTCCAATGAATAATATAGCAAACAGTAATAACACTAGAGGAGAGGTTACAATAGGGTCCCAGTTTCCATGCTGTATTAGTGGTTGTTTCTCCCACGTACCTGGTAATGAATATACCGAAGGGTTGGATGCAAATATCATCTGCCTAAAAAATAATGATTAATGATTTCAATTTTCTCATGTGCTTGAGCAATAGCAGCAATCTCGCTATCTATCGCTGCCATAACATCTGAGTGCTCACCTATACCTACAGGTTGGTTGAGATAAATTTCTACGTTTTGTGAATGCTTTGCAATCAAACCATTGTAGTATACGATTTGATTATTCAGAATGTTGTCACGCAAGTTGACCATAAATTAACCTTCTAATAGTGTACCTTGAGACCTACGAATTTCACGTAGCTCTTCAAAATTTTTATTCTTTGTGCCCCCATCATACTCCCACGCATACCCTTCGGCAATCATTTGTTCGTTGAGCGATACATTATCATCACCAACATATAACCAACCAAGCAGACGCCCATACTTACCCATCCCGCCTTGGAGTTCAGTTCGTATAGTAAGTTCATGCTCTCCATTGATTGTATCCTCAAGTGTAGCTTTCATCCAGTTAGTAGCATCTATACCTAATGCTTTTTCTTCTAAGTCTCTTGTCCTTTTCTCAGGTGTATCGATACCCGCTATTCTCACACGCTCGTGTTTGTAGATATCAAATCCTAAGTCAATAACAACGTCGATGGTATCACCATCAACTACTTTAACAATTTCTGTGACGCGAAAGTTATAACAACTTTTACGACTTGGGGGTGTCATTGCTCCCATCGTTCATCTCCGAGTATGCATACTTCATTATATAGCCGATGACAATAGACACCGAAATAACTAATATGAGTATCATTACATTCACGGAATGGACGACAGTCATTTCTTAGATTCTTCGTATTGGTATATAAAAAATAATCCTAGTGTTACCCAGAAAACTATTTCAAGACCATAACCAGACATTATGTAATAAGTGGTAGTATTTGCTCCTTTACCTTATCTGCAATCTCGCCAACGATATTGATATCTATACCCAAAAATGGTGGAATAAATCCAATCATTCTAAAGAAACCTTCTGCAAACAATGCTAGAAAAACAAAACCTAATACCATACTAATCAAGCCAGCATTTCTATTATGCTGACGGATAGCATCGTCTATCATTTCTTGTACTTGTGCTTCAGTTACAGTAATTGTTTTTTCTTTTTTGGATGGTTTATTATCCTTTAAAACAGTTGTTACTGGAAACTTTTCTCTGTATGCTGTTGATAACATGGACTTTCTCTATTAGGGGTATTTAGATAATAAGGTAAGTCAACACCATTATAGATGATGAAGAATTATTTGTCAATGAATATATTAATCTAGTCTAACTACATATTCGCTTGCGTGTGGATGTCCAATTAACTCAGGTAAATCCAGTTGTGCTTGTCGAATTGCATTGTATGCATCGTCGGCATACTCGCAAATTTCTTTTGTATGGTTGGAATTGTCATGATAACCAATCAGGTAATGTGCCATGAGGTCTCCGTCTAATACTGCTTATATTTAGTAAGAAGCCAAACCTTTTGGTCTCGCTAATGTGTGGACTCGCTAATAAGATGCTTCTTCAATACAGACTTCATCATAACAAACTGAGTATGTTATGTCGTCTTTCCAATATGAAGTATAAAGTTTATCCCATATTAAAGTAAACTCTTCTAGTGTCAGATTCTTAAAGAGGACTTCTTGTCTAAAGTAGATGTGATAACTTGAGGTCATTCTCCTAGTGTGTGGACTACAGGTTTTTCATGCATTAGAATCTTATACAGTTTTGGATTCTCAGCAGCAGAGACAGGGATAAAATCTGTCTTTGCGTCAAACATTTCATATCTCTTTGCTTGATTTATAACTATCGACCCATCTGCTCCTGATACTGAGCGATGATAAGTCCCACGTGGTATAAAGAGTGCACCACTATGCACATTCAAATGGACTATATGATATGGATAATGCCAATCTTCATTCACTAATTCAAACTGTCTCTCACCAGAAACAACTCTATTATAATCATCTTGAAAACCATGAATATAAAATTGCTTTGCACCTACTGGGTCATTAGGTGGTGATATAGCAGGACCTGTATGACATACTAGGTCTGCAGCATTAGATTCATCTACAGAGATATCATAAAAAATAACATCATCGGTTTCTCGAAACACGCGATGTTTTTTAAATTGCACGTCACTCATTTTGTCTCTTCAATCGCTTCTTTAACAATCTGTTTGAGTTCTCTTTTTTGTCTCTTACTAAAAGAGTCTGTCCCAAACTTATTGTCTATCCATTTCTT